TACAATAAAGAAAAAACATAGCCACTGATTTAGCGTTGATATTTAATGCTTGCCGTTTCACCATTTATAAAGTATCAAAACTTTGCTGTCGCAAGCTTTTTAAGCCATAATTAAACCCCCAATTAACGTTACATGAAACAGAACATGATAAATAATAACAGAATGATGAGATAAATGGGATATAGCAAAATAAACAGGGAAATATTGAAATTGTTTTTTGAAAAAGTGTTACAAAATATGAAATAAAAAATTGCCTAAAAAATTTTGTCCTAAAAATTGATTAGGCGTCATTGAAATCAAATAAGGCTGGTTGTTTTTCTTTTATCATTCGTTTATGAACTCGGTCGATTACTTTTCTAATACCTCGTTCTGTCATATTATATTTTTGGCTGAGTTCTGCATAATTATTACCTTTAAATGCATCATAAATTTGTAGATCGCGTTTGTTTAACTTAAAAAAATAATCTCTTGGAAATGTGAAATTTTGACCACCAAATAGTTCTGAAATTGTATTTGCAATGTTATCACCTAACTGTGCTGCAATATCCTCAGGTAAACCATAATCCATTGCGTCGTTAGCAGCAGATAATGATACATGTGTTAGTAATTCGTGACGTTTGATAGACATTGCAGACTTTGTCATAATTTACGCTCCTGTTTTCTTCTTATACCAATCTAGTGCACCAGGTATATTTTTTTCTAATTTATTAAAATCAATACCGGCTCTATACATCTGTTCAAAATACTCTTCATTACTGCTACGAACAGGTTTATCTTCTTCTTTATGTTCAACGTACGCAAATAAATGCTTAGTAGAATCATAAACTGACTTTAGATAATTATGATTTTTAAACGGCTTATATTCACCTAGTGCACGCTTAGCGTGAATATTATTAACGGTTTCTCTTAGTGCATGAGCCAGATGTCTGCTGGGTTGATATAATTTTAGGACCTCATTAATTAAGTTTACTGCTCTAGAATTGCTTAAATTTGATTTTTGAGTACGAAATAAACCTATATAGGCAATCATTGGTTTAGCACAGCCATAGTTTAAATTACTTACTAATATCAGTAATTCTCTGCCAGAATCATCCTCAACCAATGCGTCTAAATTAATTTCGTTGTGACAGATTGGGCAACGTGTTAATTTCATGCTTCTTCCTTTATATGCGTGCTTGCCAACTTTTTAGGCTTTCAATTACAACCATTGCTTGTTTTTGAGTCAGCCAATCCATCACTTCAACACCAGTAATACGTTTTACATAAAAATTGATAGCTTTTTCAGAACGATTTTTGATTTCACCTGCATCAGCTAGTGCTAGCCATAATGAGCGTATTTTTTTATGAACTGGTTCTGTAGCTGTTATCTTCCCCGTTTTTTTTGATGATTTAACTTTAAAACCTTTTAATTTCAAATTAGTTATAACTTTTTCTAGTTCCCAAACTGTCATATCCTTAGTGCTAGTTTTTTTAGTTATAGTCAGTAATAGATGACGATATGTATCGTCATCTAGATTAAGTTGAGATTTTGCAATATGAATCAGCTTGATGTATTTAGATTTCATCTATTTAACTCCTATTAATGATGGAGAATTACCTGAACCAGATAAACCATGATTCAGTTTTATGTTTTTTCCAGCTAAATACCCTTTATATTTAGCGTCATCTGCACCATTGCAGTTTTTAGTGTTGCGTAATGTTGCTTCTGATAAATCAAGCTTTTCCTGTTCATATTTATTTAGTATTTTATTTTCATCATCAGGTATAACGAACTTACTTAAAACATTATAAATTCCATTAATCCACCCAATGCAAAATTGATCTGCTCTAGCCATTTTTGTTGATTTTTTAACACGCTTATTTTGGCCATTCAAAAACTCTTTACGCGCCTTAATAATCAATCTTACAAGAACATCAAAAGCATATGCCGCAAGCTGAGGGCGTTCTCTCATTCCATAAAATTTAACAGTCATGTGATTCGTTTCATTGTTATAACAAAAATAACCTTTAACCCCAAATGCAGAACAAATAACATTAGCCAATATACCGACATAAGACGGTTGTTTTTCTGCATCAGTTGGTGTACGTTTTGCCATTGATTCGTTAATTGAAAATAGTTCAACATCACTAGCATTAATATCGTGTTCTTTCATTAACTTTAGTGCTCTTTGCATAGCAATAGCAGCTTCATGTGGATTAGTTGATTTTGCTAATGCTAAAAGTTTTTTGATTTTATCAATGTACTTTTCATTATTATTTGTCATAAAAACACCTTAAAAAACTAACAAAACGTTGTTTTAATGTTTTAGCTGATTTTAATTTTGTATATTCAGCATAGAGTTCATCGTACAACTTTCCATCAACATAGCCCTGACCAGTTACTTCACGCATAAATGAATGTTCATGGCTGATTGAAATATAATGGTCGGGCATATAACGCTTAGGGCTAGAGAATTTAGCCATTTGCTAATTCCTCCAACTCATCGATGATGCGATCAGCTTCACATTCAGATAAACCATACTCTTTACAATGAGCTATAAAATTAGCTATCTGGCTTAATATAAATTGATGCAAAATATAAAAATCTTGTGTTTGCATGATTACATAACCTCCTGTTCAAAAGGTACTATCGCAAAATCCTCTACATCTTTTTTAATGGTAATACCTGGTACATGAGCGACAACGTTTGCTTCATTTAAAATAGCTTCTTTATTAACTTCTTCTTTTGTACGAATAAATCGTTCCAGTTTTAGTTTTTTCAGGGTTTCTATAACCGTTTCTACACCACGAATAACACACGATGGCGGTCGATTACGCCACTGAACCTCTCCAGTAACTAGATTTGCAGTCTTAACTTTACCGTTATTTGTCAGCTCGTCACGGTTTGCTTCGCACCAAATTTGGATACCTTGTTGTATTTCCGCTGACTTCTTTTTTAATACTTCAATATTTGATGAATAACTTGCGGTAATTTCAGCGATTTTATCGTTCATTTCAGCTTCTAAACGAATCAATTCACGTTGAATATCACCCAGATATTTAATAGCTTCTGATGCTTGTTTTTTAGATTGCACAACATAGATTGACGCGGTAGCTTTAATACGTTTTTTGGCTTTTATCATTTTTATCGCTCCTAATTAATGCAAACGACTAATATCGCGCTCTTTCCACACAATTCGGCAACCATTTAATTCAAATTGCCCAAATCGATAATAACCTTCGTAACGGTAATATGTTGCTCGACCAGCTTCTATATACTTATTGCACTTGGGATGATGCTCAATTTCAATTGTCGGTTTTGACAGTGAATCATGATAAAAACCAATGACCGTTAGATCTTCGTTAGATAATATATTTACAGCTTGATTAACCGCATTTATCCCATTATTAATTAACTGATTAGTTTTCATCATAGATCTCCCCGTTCTTTAATACATTCAGCAATTACTTCACCAGTAACTTTTGGTGCACCAATGCGTGCTGCTAGGTTTAATGCATTTGATACCAAATTGTTAACCGCTAGCGGGTAACATAATGACCGCACTTGCTTTTCACCACGGCGAGTTGTTGCAACACGTAATCGATTGATAATTTCAGTAAATGCCGATGAATCAAATAACGTTGTATAGTCCATATCAACACGTGAAAACTTATGTTTGATATATTCTTCAACTTTAAAATCTAATGGTTTTAGGTTTACCACCTCGCAACGTTGCACAACTTCACGAACTTCGGGGTTATACTCTGATAGTTTTGTTTGTAACTCTGTTTGACCAATTAAAATAATTGATAGTAGTTTTTTAAAGCCTTCTTGTAACTCATAAAATCGCTTTAAGTGCTTTAATGTCGGGATTGGTAATCCATGTGCTTCTTCAATAATTAACAAATGTTTACGACCAGATAATGCACTATTTTTAAGTAAAGTATGCATTTGCCTTGCCCGTGCTTCAGCACTGCGTTTTGGCTTGACTTGTGGATCAATCGCATTGATGATTGCGCCACTAATATCCATGCTTTTTAGTGATTTACCTTTTACTTCATTGTCTTCTAAACCAAGCACATACGGCTCAATAACCGTTATTGGTTCATGATTAATATTGATCCAATCAATTAAATCGTGCCGTAGTGTTGATTTACCGCTACCTGATTCACCAATTACTGCTAACATTCCGCCGTGTTTTGCTGTTTGGCGCATTGCAGCACGTACATAACGAATATCATCAGATAGATAAACATCGGCATCCTGTGTCATTTCGTCAGTGAACGGATCACGAGGAATGCGAAAATGTGCCCGTGCATCTCGATTTATAGTTTGTTTTCGTAGTAACATATAGGCTGACTCCTTTGTTAAGTTTTCATTTGAGTCAACTGGCACAGCGTCGTCCGCCAAGATTCCGGCTGTGCCAGTTTCTTCTTCAAAAATATTCAGTAAATAATCGTTATTTAAACCTAGTTTAATTAACGCTTTTTCAATTTTTTGCTCTAGTTCATTACGAACTATTGAGCGTGGCCAAATATCATGATTAACAAGCTGATTAATAACGGCTTGACTGATTGAGTTACCTTTATACTCAATCATTCGAGCCAACTGCGCTTGTTTAATATTGAACTGTGCCATTACGCTTTTTAATTTCAGCATTATTTAACAATCCTTAGTCCTGTTGTACCGTCACAAACTGCAATTGGAGCGGTAAACGAATGAATTAATGACTCTAGCAAATCTTCAGGTACACCATCTTGATAACGAGCCGATAACCATTTATTTTCATCTATTGTTAATCTGCGCCCGATTGAGCTGGTAATACGCATTAAAGCGGCTGTTAGCGTTAATGTTGTTGTAGCTGGCTTTAAATGCTCAGGTGTTTCAATTTCATTACCTTTTTTAGCACTTGCTAAATAAGCCGGATGTTCAATATTATCTAAATAATCCAGTGTGTTAAGCTTGCCACCGAACGGCGCAACTTGTTTTTGTTTAGCTTTTTTGATTTCATCTTCGCTCATATCCGGGTATGCAACTTGATCCATCGCTTTAGCGGCTTGTTCAATTTCAGTATCACCTTTCGATTTATATTCCTCGCCAATCACCGGTGCATCTAAACGTTGTCCAAACTGATCATAATTGCGATTTGGTTCAACACGATAAATCAGTGCTTCACCGTCATAACGTGGCACTTCGATTTGTATTGCACAATCACCATAAACTAATGAACGAACGCTGACTTTATCTTTAACAGCAATACCATCTAAGCCTTTTAAACTATAAATAAGCGAACTATCCGCTTGCGGATGTTTAAAGCTGATGGTTAAATCAGGGCGAACTTGACGCTCTTGCTCACGACTTGCCATTAGTGCTTTACAAACATCAATGGGTGGTAATAAGCGTAATTGCTCTGCTGTAATGTATTGCCAAAGCCCTTGGCGTGAAACTGGCTCTGATAACCCAATACGACGTAGACGAGTATCTTGACCTGGTATTAAATTTGCGTTGTATGCTTCTGCCCAGTTCATTGCTGCATGATTTAATTCATCAATACTACCAACAGGTTGAAACTTTAAACGGCTTTCAAATTGTGTTTCGATGATATTATTGGCATTTTCAACACCACCTTTAGCTCTTGCATTACCTGCTTCGTGTTCTAGATATTTAACTTCTAAATGGTCTAACAAATTCTTGATTGCTGATGATGTATTAGCAGAACCTTTATCCCAGTAAAGTAGTTGTGGCACACCATGAAATAAACGCCCATCTTGCTTACCCCACGCAAACATTAAAAATTGGAATAATGAGTGTTGGTTTTCGCCTGCAGCTTCAACGTACCACGGAATAATGATGCCAGATGCACGGTCATACAATGTGTAACGCCAAACTTTGTATTTAACTTTTGCGTAATTCTCTAGCTTGTTTTTATAAAAATCACGGTCACGCATAATATGTTGTTTATCTTTCATGTAATAAATTAGGCATAGAGAGGGATCTACTTCGTGCACATGATTGGGATGCAATGCACGTAATGACTGAACAGGATTGGCCACTTGCTGTGCTTTTACATTCATTTTGCGGTTTCGTAATAATCTTGCAAAATGATTAGTACTTACACCAATTTCATAACCATTTTGTTTTGCAATACTTGTTGCTGTTGTTGTAAACATAGTTTGTTTACCATTATCACGCACTGACTCTTTACATATTGCTCCGACCACATTTAAAGCAATATCAGAAACACTTGTATCACCTTTATCAGCTCTGCATTTCCGATCACTTGACCAACCACAAAACTCTTTTAATTGTCGGTAAATAGTTTGTTTAGAAATACCTAAAAAGGCTTGTGCTTCACTCATAATAGCGCTTCTTGAACCAAAATCTGTTTTATCTAACTTAATTGCTAATTCATTTAAATAGTTGCGAATATTAGGTGATACCATTTTAAATTCCCTTGATATGAAATATCATTTATATAAATCTTGGATATTCTCATTTACTAAAGATTCTTGTCGCTGTTGAGCTTCCATAATATCGCTATCAAATTTGCTCCAAAGTTCACGATGCACATAACGAGCTTGATCTAAAGTTAATACAGCCGAACCATTCAACGTTAATAATGCAATTTGCATTGATTCAGGCAATGAATATGGTTTTTCGGGATCGTAATCAGGGTCATTCTCAAGTATTTCGAGCATTAATTTATACATAATGTCTACATACTGCCTTTGTTCTTCAAATAGCTTATCCATGCGTGATTGCGTTTCTGCTATCTGTTTTTTAAACGGCTCTAAACGCTCATCCAACGGCACGGTTTTCATTTCAAATTGAGTCAGTTTTATTGCCAGCTCTTCCTTTTCTTTCGCTACATCCGCATTACGTTTGCTTAATGCTTTGTAGTCAGCTTGCAAATCACTGTTTTCTTTTTTGAGTTGCTCTTTTTCTTTAGCATTTTTAGCAATAAATTCTTCTGCTAACTCAACTAACGCCTCTTTATCACCTGCTTTAGCGACTTCAATTAATGCCGTTTTTTGGTCCTCGGGTAGTTTTCGGTATTGACGTAATTCGCGATATCCGATACCCATGCGGGACATGGATTCAAGGGCTTCCTCGCCGAATGATTTTAGGTTTGCTATATCTAATTCAATTTTGTCTCTAGATGAACCGAGTAACAGACAAAAATCTTCCCACGTTCCTGAAAATAGCGAACCGTTCGCGGTTTTCATTCCTTTAAGTTGTTGATATAGTTTATTTTCACGGATAAAAGCCAATTTAGATGTGCGAACCGTTCGCGAAAACTGTTCAAAAGCCTCAGCCATTTGAGCCTGACCTAAAACTTGATTAACTAAATCACGAGATTCGTTATATTCACTTTGAATGCTAGTTATGGTATTCATTGCATCATTAATCCCTTGCTCATCAAGCGGAGGTAATTCAATTTCTTCTTTTTCTTTGTTTGCTGTTCTTGCCATTTTTATTATCCTTATCTTGCACCAGCTGTAATGCGCTGGTTCATTTCTGTCATTTGGTCTTGCATTTTAGTAATGTGAATTGCATGTGCTTGGGCTATTTGCAACATTTGCACGCTATGAGCAAATAGACCGTTATCTAATTTAATCACTAAACCTTCTTCAATCAGTGCTTGCAGAGCACGTGTAACGTTAACGGGCGATTCATTGATCATCTTTGCGATATCGCCGTTAGATAAACCTGTTAATGTATAGCCTTTTAGCGCTTTGAGTACTTTCAGTATTCGAGTGCCAGATGTTGAAATTTGTGAACTATGCATGTTTTTTACCCTTTTTCTATATATGAAAAACTGTTACAATCAGGGTTATAAGGCTTGTTTTAAGCCAAGTTTTACTGCTATATCGTGTGTCTTACCTCGGTGAGCACGACTTAAACCATTTAAAACGTTGTACACAACAACAGGGTGATAACCATTTTCAATCGCCCACGATTTGATAGTTTCACCTTTTTGTTGAAATTGTTGCTTAACTTGTGCTGGAGTGAGAATTTTGGACATTTTTATCTCCTTTTATATAAGTTATGAATAATTGATTTATAAATTATGTGTTATATTTTGTGACTTTTAAATCACAAAGTCAAGGGGTTTTTGTGACTATTACATCACCAAAAGATAGAATTAAAGAAGAACGAAAAAAATTAAGATTAACTCAATCAGCAATTGCTGAATTATTTGGAATTAAGCGTGAAACGTGGAGTAGATACGAAGCTGGTACTATATCACCAGGAATGGAAGTACTAATTGCATTTTCTAAAATTGGTGCTGACATTCAATATATTTTAACTGGAGAAAAACAAGTTGGCTTAATTTTATCCAGAGAAGAAAAAGAATTAATTGAATTATATCGTAATGCACCATTAGCTATTAAAGCTGCTGCACTGGGAGCTTTAACAGCAGGAACGGCTCAGCAGACATCCGCTAAACAAATTTTTAACGGAAATATAGATGGTCAAGTTTCTGCAGAAAATATTTATAATATTGGGGTGAAAAGGAAAAGGTGAGATTATGGAGCAACACTTTAATCATACGGTTGGACAAGTTGCGGCAAATAATATCTATAATATTTATATTGAGCTAATAAACAAAAAATTAGATATTAGTGAATTATCTTCACAGCACTTATTGCTAGCTATTGATTATATAAAACAAGAAAATAAACTAATAATCAGAAAGAAATTTTGTAACTTACCGGCTATTGCAATTTTGATTATTTCGCTGGCTATTTTCTCAATAGCTGCGATGAACTGGTATTTTATGGCTTCCGGCGGTTTTCTAAATCACAATCGCGTTTTTTCTGGAGATACATTTTTTCTAATTATGATATCTGCTTTAATTTTGATTACAATTTTAATTCGATTTTTGTGTATTAAAACTAAATATTTACACCCAATTTTATCTGAAAATAACCGGGTTATTTATGAATTAGAGCTAGAAATTGAAAAAAGAAAATTGAGGGGCGAAAAATGAAAATTTTTTTATTTATTCTAGCTCTTATTTCAATTCCAATCGTAGTATCTATTTTTGCCATCATGGCTATTTACGATAAAAATAGTCCTCCAACTAGCTCAGATGCAATATATCTTGCTCAAAAAAGATTAAAAATCAGTTTAAAAAATCCAAAATTTACAGATGTAATTTTCTTCAACACATCAAAAGATAAAGAATCAGAACATGTTTTAGCTGGAAATGTTTGCGGTAAAGTAGCGTCAGAATATTCAGATGATATGTATAGCCAGTTCTCAAGATTTATTGTTCCAATTCTGATAACAAATATGAATGGTAAACAAGGCGAAACTTCTACAATTTATTTAGAAGCAACACATGGTAATGCAGATAACTTCCAATTTGCTTGGGATATTATGTGTAAAGAATAGAGATATTTGCATAGAAAATATTTAAATAAATAGGATATAAGTATGAATAAATTAAATTTACTCATTTTATGTTTAGCTTTAGGTTTAACTGGCTGTGCGACTAAAAATTACGGTCGCCAAGGTGAATTAACTAAATATGAAAAAGACACGATGACATGCCGTGAAATTGCGTTAGAACAAGCGAAAATAGAAGGCTTTAAAGAACATGTAGAAAAAGAAAGCCAATTTGATGGACGTTCTGTTTTATCGTTTTTAGGTGACTTTGGAGTTGGTAATGTTATTGAAAAAGGTGAAGCGTTGAAAAGTGCGAATAGGCGGTTGGAGCAATTAAAAGATGTTGAAAAACAGAAGGAATGTGGGGAAGAGTAAAATTCCTTATGAACAGATCATTTAAATCTAAAAATCAAACAACCTAATAATTTATTTATATTTTATAGAAATATACA